AATTATATCTATTCTATCCTATTCAAATCAATTCAAAGCAATCCTTCTGATATCTTTCTTTTTCTTTCGTTTTCTTTTATTGTGCGCTTGTTTAATAGTATCGTTTTTCTAATCGCTGAAAACATACCCTTGATCGCTTTTATCATCTTATTTTCCTATCGTTAATTTAGTGACTTTTGTGGCTTTTTTTAAGTTGCCCAGCATACCCGCTCGAAACCTTCCGTAGACATAGTTTTGGACAGTCTTGCTCGCTGGGTTGATCTCCGTTGAAATTGGCCTTTTGCGTTCCGCGTTAAACTCTACTCTTTTACCAAAAGAGGCCCAGCCTACTTTCATTCCGTATTTATTGTGCTGTAATTTTTTTAAATCCCTCATCATGTCGCCGCTGTACCGAAGGTTAGGAGGACTTACTTGTTTATTGCCCTGTCTCCTCCCAGTGCCCTTTGCTTTCTGTTTAGCGTATGAACTTTTATACTTTGGAAATTTACCATCCGCGCCCTTGCCTTGCATTGTTTCCATCTTTATCATCTTTACCACCTTATGCGCTACCTTCTCCCAAAACTTGGCTTTTAATGTCATAGCCTGCTGAATCGTCATACTGCTAACTGTTCCCTAACCGTAAGCGGTTCGTGATATGTCCCTGCATTCTTTCGCTCCTGTATTATATTCTCAGCGTTCTTTTTATTGCTTGGCTCCGCAGAATCCACCTCCACCCACTGGTGTCTACAATTATAGCCGCCTCCGTCCATAAAGCCACCCGGATATTCCTCTTCAACTTCCGCTAAAGTTAAGTCCCCGGCCGCACCCATTTCGTTACAAATTGCTCTCGTCTTATTATCTTGTGGCCCTTCATACCTAAACTTCTTTTTTGGGGATGCGTTGACGGCTTGCTCGTGGGTTACTGTTCTGCTAAAGGTATTCATCATAGTATTAACTTCAGTTCGCACATGGTTGTAATTATTCATTCTCGCCCGCAGGGCCAAGTTCATCTCATATTCAGAGAGCCCATTTAAAACCCCTTTAGTCATTTCATGTTGCCACGCCCCTGCCATTCCTCGCCCCATTGCCACATAACTTGACTGCTCAATTCCTACTAAGCCAGTAAGCATCGACTCAGATATTTCACCAAACATTGACATCCTTGCCAGTATAGCCTCATAAGAACCAGTCAATTCGTTAACCATAGCAGGGTAACCGAGTGAATCCATAAGCACCGCAAAGTCCATCGCTCCCAATTCTAACAATATCGCCTCCCGAGTAAGCCCGGCTTCTACCATTTCAAAGACTGCCGCCGCAACGCTCTCTTGCATTGTTATCAGCGCCGCAGTATAAACCTCAGTAGCCCCAGTAATAACCGCGCCTATTCGCTGGACTGTTTGGGCACTCTGTAGTGGTTTTTTAGGCACTTACAACCGGGGTCGCGAGTGATTGTAATAAACTTCCATTACCAACCTTCGGCTGGTTTGCTATCTCAATAACCCCCAGCCGCTCGTCAAGTTCCTCCTCACTAATATCGGGGTTTTTCCATTTAAGGTAATCCCTCGGGGTAACAAAGTTATTATCTAACTCCCACTGCCATTGTTCGCGCTCTTCCTTTTGGCTCATTGGTGGGGTTGGCTCTGTGAAATTAACGCGATAATCTTCAGCGATAGGGGTTCCCATTACTTCCAAGATTCTCCTGTCAATTTCGAACCTTTCGTTCTCCCAAACCCTCCAAATGTCCTCAGCGTTGGCCTCCCTCTCTTCCATATTGTCAATGTTTTCCATCTTTAACGCTTCGGCGGACTTGGCTTGTCCACCGGCCCCGGCCCACTTGACTGATAACTTGTTATTCTGCAAGCATTGCTCAGTAATAAACTTCACCGTGTCAATTAATTGAGATAGAGTAGCCGAGCCCAGCCTTCCAATGTCAGCCTCTTGAGGGATGAGAATGAATTTATCAACGCCGGAATCAATCTGAGTAATTTCTTCTGCACCCTTTATCCACTTAATTCCAACAGCATCAAACCGGTATGCAAGCGCTAACTCAGTCAAAGCGATATCCATTTGGTGGTTAGTTTTTATAACATCCTCCGCGCCGGGCACCATAAAGTCGCCGCCCAGCCTCATCATTCTACTTGAAAAGGAAACGGGTAGGATACCATAAGGGTTTATCATTTCCTCATTTACTACGCCATCAGTTTCCGGGGCAATAGTATTTTTACCATCAAAAAGGAAATGTTCTCCCTTATATGAATCGTAATCGGCAGTCCATACAGCCCAAACGGTACCCTTGTTTAAATTGTAGCCATCGTCCGGGACATAGTTTGAAACTGGATAAGCAATAGCGCAAGGATAATCATGGCCCACTAAAAAAAATAATCTAAAGTATGGGATAATGTCGTAGGTTAGTTCCTCCATTCCCTCGTACCACTTCGTATGTGGCTTGGATAACATTGCTGAAGTGCCCAGCAAGTAGGTCATCTTCTCCATCTGCCTTCTCTTAGAATTTAGGCTCCCAGTATAGTCGGTATACTTCTCATCTACCATAACCTCGGGGGCCTTTTTATAAACTAACGCCCTCGCATCGATAACCCGCTTTGTGAAATTAGATGTGAATGTAGGTATCTGCTGTAAGGATGTCCCTTTGAAATATGTACGAACAAAGGAGGCAGTATTGTCGTGCTGATAATATCTAATCAGCCTCTCCCTTGTATTGTCTTCCAGCCTTTGACTTGAATACCTCATACTGGTTAGTTGTTCTATAATAACATCGCGTGATAAATTCTGTATTACCATTGTATTGTCCTTATTTTTCGTGTAATTACTGGATACTTTTTAGCAATATAGTAACCAATGGCATCCGTCATGTGGTCAATATTCTGTGACTTGTCAATGCCGTCATCCTTTCTCTGCGTTTGCTCAAAAGAATCTATCGTCATCAACAGCCCCTCCTTAATAATTATCCACGACTTGTTATTATTCTCCCAGTCCTTTAATCTTTTATTTACTGCATTTAGCCGCGACTTAACAGGGGGGTTAGACATTGGCACTTGATTCACCACATTCCACTTCCGCCCTTTGAGGATATTGTTTATAATGTTATAGTCGCTTTGCTTTCCTCTTGTATCACGCCGCTTACCGGTGGCGTCCCCATAGATAAATATCTCCTTCTTTTTGTGGCCTTCATATCTATCACAGAACCTTCCAATGCAGTCCCCGGTATCTGTGCTTCCTATTGCTAACTCGTCGAATACCTTAACAATGCCCTTGATATCATGAAAGATAGACCAGCACATTGGGTCAACATTAAAGTCGCAAGCGAGAATAATAGGCAGTTGAGAATCGTAATAGTCCACTTCACTAACATGGGTATTATAATCGAAAGAGGCGTAAGCCTTATTTGTAACGCTGGCTGTATAGTCGATGTCTATTTCTGCCGCCAAGTCAGCGGGCGACCTTCTTCGCTTCTCGCTTTGATACCATGCTTCATCCTTTAGCGGATGAACCTTCCAATGCACTCGCTTGACTGCTACTTCTCCCAGCGCCCCAGCCCTTATATCATAAAATGTATTAGTCCTCCCAAAGGCCGATGATACTGGTAATTTACAGGGAGTGGCATCGGATAGGCTTTGCCACGCCAGCCCGTCGGTATGTTCCCACTTGCTGAACTCGTCTAATAGCACCGCCTTATAGCGACCGCCTGTTCCAAAGAACTTGTTGTTGGCTTCGCCTTTGATATAGTTTCCATTCTCGGGGTTGATTAATCTCATATAAAAGTCATGTTTCTTTTTAGCAAAGCCCAGCGGCAACATCCAATGTGGTAGCCTGTATAATAAGTACCTTATCTTGGGGAATAGCGCATCAGCCGCGCCATGCTTATCGACAAACTCTTCCTTTCTCGAGCCTATCAAAAAATCATTACCGGAGCCGCCGAATAGCCAGTACCACAGAAAGACGGTACATAATATCCAACTTATACCCATATCCCGGGACTTTTCTGTTAGTCCATCTTCACCTCTATCAATGCGCTCGCAAACCCACTTGATGTATTCGTCTTGGAAGGGCCATGTTGTAAATAAGAGGTGAGGCTCTTTATATCCAAGGGACTCGTATTGTTCCCGTCTTGGCTCATATATCCAGCAGAAGTGGTTAATCCAAAAAAGGATATCCCCTTTACAGACTGAGTGGATAGCACTTCGGAACCCCCCGTCTTCTTTTGCTTTTTGGAGCGCCTTTGCTCTTTGCTCATAATTTATTGTTATTGAGGAAGTTCTTGACATATTCTTCAGCGTTATCTCCTGTATATTCTATATCGATTAACTCCTGTTGCACCCTTTCTACCGCCTTACCTTCTGTCCTGTCCGCTATAAACTGCACCGCCCATTGCTTACCTTCCAAAGCATACTGATAAACCTTGTACATAATAACTTCAAGTTTAGTTTTTCCTCCAGTAGTCCCATCTTCCTCGCCTATCTTTCGCAGAAGGTCGGGTATGCACATGTTCTTTTTAGGCCGGCCCGGACTCTGCCCTCCAAATTCATTACCGGCAGTAAATTTCCCGCCTTTATCTCTTCCATTGCTCATCGCCTTTTCCTTTAATTGTACCGATTAACGCCGATTTTATATCGGTTGAGTAATTGTAATGCTGGAGCCCTGTGGTCGGTTTTGCACCGCCATCTTCCCGCTGGTAGCGGATTGTGTTAACTTTACACCAACAGGGCAATTCTTTTCACCTTTATACATTCCCGCTCCAATTTCTTTAATTTTACTAAATGGAATCTCGGGTGCTGTTAGGTTTTTTCTTTTACTTTTATCAATAAATAAAACATATCTCAGTTGATAACCTTCCAGCGGTTTGTAGCCTGCTTCTTTAAAAACTTTCATACTTGACGCACCGTTAAACTTAGTATTCTGATGTGATGTCATACTTGGCACAACTACCCGGTTGGCCTGCATACCTAACCTCAATGATAAATCAGTAGCCACCTCTCCGTTTGGCGCTTCCCATATTGTCGTGTTCTTCTTTATATTCGTTAATATAAAACCGCTCGCCCTGTATATGGCACCATCGCCACATTGACAAGCATCTGAAAAGGATAATATCCATTTGATATGTGGGGCGTATTTCTTAAGTAGTTTTACTGATATTGAAATGCACCTCGATTCGGAGTTGGCTGGAAGAACATCATCAAACGCCATCCGGTTCAGTTCCACCATCTCGTTCCACTTAGTGCCCTTCACCAGTCCTATCGTTCTCCGTTTATCAAGGGGGCTACCATAACTCATTACCCCATGCAATATACGGCCAAGATAAGCACCAAAGTGTAGTTTACTATTCGGGACAACCTTTCCGGAGTAATGGTATTTTTTAATAAAATCGTTCGCAAGTTTCGCGGGGATAACTTTTAACCTTATATCCTTTACGCTTATCATGACACCCAAACTTGGTTTTTTCTGAAGTGTTGAGAGTCTTTTGGATATGGAAGTGCCCCGCTTTCCATTGTTGGACGAAGTCCTTTATCAATAGGGAAACCATATAAATACCGGAAGGACTTTATCATTTTACCACCACCAAATAACCCCTCGCCAATTTCTTGAGGGGTTTTCTTTGTTCTATCCTTCACCCTGCCAAATCTAAGGGCCGCCACAATATTTTTGTACTGTCCCTTATCAGTTAAATAAAAGTCATCGCACTTTTTTTTGCCGTAATAGAACCATCCCGATGCTTGATAAACTATTCCACAGTCATTCTTACAGCCGCCGGAGTGCGTTATTACAACCCTAACCCCTGTATTCTTTTTTATTAATTTCAAACAAGTATTTAACGACTTGCTTTCTGCATTATGGCCCAAGTTATCAGACAAGAACATCCGTTGCATTTCCAAGCACTCATCTTTCTTGATGTCCGGGATAATGCTTGCCGCCTTATTTAAAGTTGAAAGGCTGTATCCAAATGATATTACGCCATTTAATACCCGGTTTTTAAATATTCCAAAAGACACAACGCTATTAGGGAAAGTGCCCATGTAATGGTTTTTTAGGATATAATCTTTTGCCAGTTTTTTGGGAACAACTTTGACCCTTAGTTCCCGGACTTCACTCATATGACTGGCATATCCACCACAATGCGTTCCCGTTAGAATTTTCATTCCCGGTATCACCAAAGTCGCTCTCCTTTGCCTTACTGAGCGCCGCCTTCACATCTTCCGCCTGCTCGTCTGATAATGTAAAGGTCATTTGCTGGAACGCTTCCTTCTCTCCATCGGGTAACTCAAATTCTTCTCCATAGCCAGCATCAAACAGTTGGAGGTCTTCATCAGTAAACCCCCACTCCGTTAGGTTTTCGACATCAAAGTAATTCGCCAAGGCGTCGTAGTCCCATTCTCCCGTATTTCTATTCAACCGGATATTTAGTTCCCGCTCTTTGTCATAGTTTAATTTAACCTCAACGCACGGAACTTTATCCCAGCCAGCCTCCCCAGCCTCGGCCTTATCCATGGCAACCCTTAACCTTTGGTGTCCCCCCACCACTATATTGTCCCGGTCGGGGTGTTTATTGACGATAATTGGGTCAACAAACCCAAAACGAGTCATCGAATCTGTTAGTTGCCTATACTGCTCAGTTGATAACTGCCGAGGGTTGTATTCTGCCATAATTAAGTCAGAAGGGGCGTAGTTTATAATTTTCAAGTCACCATTTTTCATGTTTTAAACCTTTTTTTGGTATTATTATATTAAGCATAAAAAGAAGAGACTA